TTCAACCAGGGTGAAGCATTCAAGTTAGCAACTGCTCTAGAAGTTGTTAATAAGAAGTTTGAGATTACTAACGGTTGCCCAGATGGAGATGTAATGTTCTCCGTTGACAGTGTTACTGGAGAGACTACTATTGGTAATGATGGTGTTGATGGTGAGAACGGACAATTAACTGTTAATGGTTCGTTTGTATTCAATGGTGGATGTAAGACTGCATCAGCTCAGACATTCATTGGTAATGCACAAGCTACACTCACTACAATTACTGGTGTTGTCAGCACTGCTGGACTTGAAGTTGGTGATTATGTTGAGTTGGTTGACAATGGCGGTACAGTTACACTTGATCAGAACAGATTCCCAGAAGACTCTGGTAGCACAAGACTCACTGATCCTCAAATTGTCAGTATTAGTGGAAGTACAGTTACACTTAACGTTCCATTTACTGGATCTGGTAATGCTACTGGCATCACCTTTAATGCAACTAGAGATGAGAAGTTTAGAATTACTGATAGAGTCCGTGACATCTTTACTATTGATGGATGTTCTGGTGATACTGTAATTGGTAACCCAAGTGGTACAATTCTAACAGTTAGATCTCAATATGGAACAGCAGCTGCAGCACATACTGCAGGTGATACAGTATACACTGTTCTTAAGGATCCAAAAGTTGATAACGGTATTGCAACGACATTTGTTAATACTGTTGCAACTATTGGTACAACTGATACTAATCTACCAGTTGACGATATTAGTAACTTTGAAGATGGAGATTTTATCTTCGTTGGTTTCGGATCTGGTGGTCAAGAAGAAATCATGCAGATTAATGGTAATCCAATTACTACATCTGGTGTTTCTGGTACATTACCTGTAACTCGTGTTTCTTCTCTAACTAATGTTCCTGGTGCAGCTCAAACGCACCAAGATGGAGAATCTGTATTTAGAGTTCTATTCAGAGAAAATACAGTTCTAACTTCTGATATTGCTTCTACTGGATCTACTTCGGTTGAAGTTGGTCTTAAGAATAGTGATGTTGTTCCATTCTTCTTAGATCGTGAATATTGGTTGCTAATTAATAATGAGATCTTCCTGGTAACTAGCTCCATTACTAACGATGGTGGCACAGTTCTAGTCAAGAAAGATTATCATCACGGTCGCTTAAATGTCTATGATGATGTCAAGTTCATCGGATCTAACTTTGAGATTACTGGTACAGATAACAATGTACCTATTATTAAGTTGATCAACAACGAAGAACACCACTTTGAATCTGGCGCACTTGATATTAATGCAGGCACTGATATTAGTGGCACACTCAGAGTCTTCCCATCTAAGTGTGTTGAGGATCCTGATGCTATTCAGTTTACTAACAAGTCGTTCACACCAACATTTAGAGTTGAACCAGAATTTGGTGATACTTTCGTTGGTAGATTGCTTGATGTTAATGGTATTGCTTCCGCTAATCCAACTTCTACTCAAAAAATCCTTGATGTTAGAAATCTGGGTGTAAATGGTGCGAATAGATTCTCTGTTAATCAGGATCAATCTATTGATGCATTTGGTTACGTTGGATATAAGAACAAGAATGGTGGTCACATCACTAAGTTCGTCAACGCAGATGCCACTCTCTCTGTCAATATAAATTATATTGTAGCAGTAGCACCTTCTACTGGTGCTCTCATCCTAACACTACCAACTAATCCTGAAACGGGTGATGTTATCAGAATTACTGAAGTTGCTGGTCAATTGACTTACAACAACTCTCTCGTAATTCGTGCTCCAATCATTGGTGGTGAACCAGTTGCACTCCAAGGAGATACTTCTGGAACTAAATTGGGTGGTCTATCTACAGCATATGGATCTGGTGAATTGGTTGTTCAAAATAGAAATGCTTCCTTCGGTCTCATTTACGTTGGACAATCTGATGGCGATAACTTTATTCCTGCTGTCTATCAAGGTTGGTGGTTAACTGAACTCTAATGGCTTTCTACAACAGACTAAAGACTATGAAGTCTGCCCCAGTTGGCACTATTATGCCCTGGGGTGGTAACTCTAGCAACGGAAATAATCCAGACAATATTCCTACTGGATGGATTGTATGTGATGGCAGATCATTTCCTGCTTCACAATATCCGTTGCTAGCTTCTGTTATTGGAAATACATATGGTCCTACAGACGATGCAATTGTTGGAAATTTTCCAGATTTTGATGAATCTGATCAATTTAGAGTCCCTAACTTAAATGGTAGGGCGATGGTTGACCTTGAAAGATCTTATTTGGCAGATTCTGCATATCAGTTTGGTCAACCAGATGCTGATGCTGTTATTGGCGACTTGATTTCTGAAGATGGAACAGGAACTACGCCACCAACAATTTACAGTGCTGATACTGATCTAAAGTTTAATTTAGATCCAATTGATACTATGGCAGGAAAGATTCAAAACATTACCTTGAATGATCCTACATGGTCTAAAACTTACTATACTGTTGGAAGAAAACTAGGTATTGACCACACTCCTGGTCATAAACACGGTGGACAATATACAACTGCATTTCCTAATAGTAGATATGTTCAGGTTTTTGAAGCTCCAGTTGCACAGGTATCTGGATCTCCAAACTACGAATCTGCAAACCTAACTGGCGTAACTAGTTCTGATGGTGCTGATACTTGGAAAAATGGATTTGGTGCAATTACATATTATGACGCAAACACTCTAGTTCTCACTAATTCTACAAAAAGCTTTACTGGAGATCAAATTCCTGCAGCAGGATTATCAAGAACTATTCCTGCATCTGGTGCTTATACTGACGCATTTGCTGATACCTATAATTACAATCACCATATGAAACAACACACTGGTGTTTTTCCTGTTCCAGTTAATATTTTTGGAAGACCAAATTATTTGAATGGTGATGTTGGAACTACATATCCGACAAATATTAGTCATACAGCACAAGATTCAACTGATGCTACACTTGCTACACATAATCATTTCAGTTTTGATATCACTATGAATCCTGGTGGTTTAAGAATTCCGCCAAACATTGCTGTAAACAACGTACAATCTTACACGGTCAACGTTTCTGATATTCCAGATGCGTTAAATATTCTTATGGATAATAATACTCCATCTCAGACCGTGATCATGATCATCAGAGCCTACTAAAATGCCAGTCTTTTTAAACCAAGAAAGAACGAAGATCGGAACAACTACGGGAACTCTCATTGCATTTCCCAGAGAGTTGGATATTAATGATCCTATTGCTGGATTGAGTTTAAGTTTATTACCATCTGGATATTTAAGATGTGATGGATCTGTATATAACGAAGCAACATATCCAGCACTTGCAGAAATTTTAGGAACGGGAGATGCATGTGTATTCAGGCAACCAGATGTTACATTAAATGCTGATCAATTTCAAGTTCCAGATTTGAGATCAAAATTTATTAGAGCTAGTTCTGCTTCTGACCAAGGCGTTCTTAATGATAACACAGTATTAAATGCCAACAATCAAACTGTTGAGAAGTCTGGTGTTGGTGTTAATGTGTCATCCAACGTTGGTTCTACTGCAGTTGTTGACATGTCAGGACAATTTAGAGTTCCTGCTAGAACTGTGCAATTGACAGGTAATGTTGGATTTACTAGACCAAAATCACCCGATGAAGAGGTAGTATCTGCACAAGCATTCTTACCACATGCTCACTATACAACCACTTATAGATGTAGAACTATTAGAGGTGGTGGTAGTGATGTATTTGAACAAAATTATTTTATTAATGCATCAACAATTGGTGTTCAAAATTGGTACTCTGCTACAGATGAACAACCAGCGTGTTACCATTATGCACAGTCTGTAGTTTGGAATAGTGGTGCATATGTTCAGCTTCCTGGTGTTACTAATGAATATTATGGTATTTGTAAAGGATCTTGTATTGGATTTGATGCAAACTGTTTGATCCCAACAGGTCAGTCATATCCAGTAGATACTACACCAGAAGGACCATGCCCACAGTATATATTCCCTGGAATTTTGACTGGAACTTCATGTTTTCCATCTAGTTATACAGTTACCGCGACTTACGTTGAGGGTGCTGCTGGAGTTGGAAATGATAGTATTCCTACTGGTGCTGCTACTAGTGGTGGAGCAATTCAATCTTTCTCTTTATACGAAAGTGGTCCTGGTGTAGATACTGCGGGATACTCTCAAAAAGGTCTCGGACAATGGGCAGGTAGTAATTATGGTGGTGGTGCTAATCTTTGGAGTGATCTAAGTGATTTCGTTCAAGGCGATGTTGACTTGGGTGGCGGTAGTGGATCAGGCGCTCGTGCTACTGTCCGATTTGAGGCTCAACCAGGCGCTGGTGGAAATCCTAATAATAGTAGATATAAAATTATTGCTTGGGTTGATAAAGGAGTAGGATATGCATCTGGAGATGTTTTAACTTTTCCAGATATACAAGGATATGCCATCGGAAGTGCAAGTACAACTGCTTTCAGTTTAAGAGTTGATACTACTACGTTTGGTAATGGAGAGGAAGCTGCATCATATTCACACAACACTTCCCTTCATAATGTTTTGCCTTTTGATACGATTGTTGATAACTCAAACTCTGTTTCATATCCACAAATTTCAAATATTGTTGAGACAACAGATCCATTTGATTACGAAGAAGACCCAACTCAACATACTCATACTATCTCTTACACCACAGGATTAACTAATTATGAGTTAAATATACCAGAGACATTTATTTCTACTGATGGTATGTCAGCTTCTATTAATATTAAAACAGAGACTGACACCAAAATAGACAGTCTCATTGCTCCTTTTATCATGGTAGATTACCTAATTAAGACCTAAGATGCCAAGAAATATTCGTTCTAACTTTCTGACAGATAAAGTAACTTTTGGCAGTTCTACAATGCCAATCGGTGCCATTGTGCCTATTTTTAAGGCAGATGATGATAAGATTGCTGATAATGGTGTTGTAACTCAACTAGGAACAGTTGCTACTGGTTCGGGAGGTGGTACTGGATATACTACAGACTTAAGTACAGTAGAAGGATATCCAACAACACCAGTTGAATTACTTGTTGCAGCTGGCAATTTTAGTGTGAGTAGTGAAACAATTAATATTGCACATCCATTTGTTTCTGGTGATAAACTTACTGTTACTGAAGTAGAACAAGCGCCTAATAAAACTTCTCTTGGTGGATCTATTGCTAGTTTTACTATAACAAATGGTGGAGCGGGATATACTTCTCCTCCATTAGTTTCAGTATCTGATACGGGAAGTGGACCAGTAGAATTGGGAGAATTTACTGCAGAGATTAATACTGCAACTGGAGAACTTACTGCAATTAATGTTGTTGATGGTGGGGTTGGATATCAATTCCCACAAGTAACTCTTATTGGTGGTGGAGCTACTACTGCCGCTACAGCTACTGCAACACTATCTGCAGGTGGAGAGGGTGGTGTATTCTTTGATAAAGGATTTACATTTTATGTTGATTATATTAATGCTAATAGTTTTAGACTTGCGAGAAGTAATGGAGACATTGCTGCTGGTAGATATTACAATGTAACTGATCTTGGATCTGCTGGTACATTTAAACTTGCATCTACTACTGGATTTGGTTTGACTGTTGGTATTGCTGCAAATTTAGATGGTAGTGTTAACTTTGTAACTCTCAAGAAACCAGGATATGGATATTCTGACGGCGATGTAGTTTATATTCAACAACCAGGGAGTAGTGGTACAGCAAGAGTTGAAATTGTTACTACGTCTTCTACTACAGCACAAGATCCAGCAATGCAGTATCCTGGATGGTTATATTGCGATGGTTCTGAATATAATGCACAAGATTATCCACTACTATATGAAGTATTAGAAGACAATTATGGTGGTAGTGGTGGAACTTTTGATAAAGAAGACTTTGGTACTACTAGCGCAGTAACATTTAAAGTACCCGACTATAAGGCTAGAAAGTTAGTTGGTGCTGGTGGTGGTGTCAGTGGTGGAGGATCACCTGTATCTGGTAATGTTATTTCTGCTGTTGGTGCTACTGGAGGTAGATGGTTCTTCTCTAAGACTCAGCAAGAAGCATTGTATGATATTGGAAACATTGTCATTAGTGGATATACTAATGTTCAAGAATTTGTTGGTGGATCTTTAACTGGTGAAGTTACAATTCAAATTGGACCACTGCAAGAAAAAATGATTTCTGCTGTTCCAGAACACGATCATGCTATCTTAACATCTTCAGCACCAGAAGTAGGTGGTTTTGAAGGAGCAGGATTTTTTGCAGATAATCATGCTGTTGGATTTAAAAATACAAATGGTGCTGTAAATTACTTTTTACCTAATGGTGGAACTCCACTATTCCACACTCATGGTGTTGTGGATTATGTAATTCCAGATCCCAACTTATCTACATATGGAAATGTTGGTGGTATTGGTGAAAAAGATACTGTCACTATTACCGCAAGTCAGATCATTGGAACGGGAACTTCTACAACTTTCAATATCAATGGTCATGAATTAGCAACTGGATACATGATCCGAGTACAGCAGAATGATCAAACAACACAAGCTGTATATGATGTAGATGGTGTTTCTGTTCCATTTAGTGCTAATTCTACATGGTGGGTAATTGTTATTGATGATAATACTTTCTCCCTTACGAATTCAAAATTTAAAGCACTTAAAGGTCAAGCACTTGGCATGACTACAAATGGTAGTTCGGGAGAAAATATTATTCTAGAAATGGGATATCGTATTGCTGGTAATTTACCTGCTGATAGTGTAACTGTTATTCAACAACCAGCAGATACGATTTATGATATTGATAATACTTACACTATTGGTGGCAAGACATTTACACTTCCTGGGGGAGAAATTACAACTACGGTTTTCAAAGCAAGTTCTGAATCTGCGGGAACTTTTACTGTTCCCGCTCCAACTGCAGATGAACTTCCTCTCGCTGGGTGTTCTGGATACTTGTGTGGGGGAGGTGGTGGTGGTGCTACCACTGATACTGCTGGCGTTGATGGTGGAAATTCAACCTACCAATTTAACTTTAATGGAAATGCAATCACATTAACTGCTGGTGGTGGTGGAGGTGGTGCAACTGGTTCTGGTACTGGAAATGGCGGAACAGCAGGTGGCGCTAATATTAATATTGGAGGAAGTGTAACCAGTATTACTACCACTGGACAAACTATTACTGGTGGTGGAATCTCATGTGAAATCTTAGAATATTATGCTGGAACTGACGGAAGCAATGGAGGTCCTACAGCAGGTGGAAATGGTGGAGCCGCTGGATTAATTGGTGGTGCAGGTGGTGATGGAGCCCGAACACTATATGAAGGAACAAATGATGTTACAGAAACTTTTTCAACACCAAGTAGCACATATTATTCTTACAATATTCCCAGCGATTGGCCATTAGATTCACTTCAGGCAGAAGTCTGGGGCGGCGGCGGTGGATCTGGTGGTACTGGATCGGGTGGTAGCGGCTGGCACGCTGGTAATGGTGGATCTGGTAAAAAAGTTGTTGCAACTGTTGATCAAGGAAATAGTGGAACTTTAAGAATTTACGTTGGTGGTGGCGGTAATGCTGGTAGTGGTTTGAGTCCTGGTAGTGGTGGTGTAGGTTTTTCCCAAGGAGGCAGTGGTGGTAACGGTTCTGGCGGCGGCGGAGGCGGCGGCGGAGGTGGTGCTTCTTCAGTTGGTACTCCATCTGCTCAAATTATTGGTGCAGGCGGTGGTGGCGGCGGTGGTGCTGCTGGTGATGGATCACAAGCTGCTGACCAGAATGGTCAACCAAATGCAGCAAATGATGGTGTTCAAAGTTTAAGTTCATTATTCTCTGGTTCTGGTAACAATGGTGGTAACTCTGTCTGCTCTGGTGGTGGAGGAGGAGGCGGCGGCGGTGGCGTCGGTATTGGATCTGGCATCGGTGGTGGTGGCGGAGGTGGAAACGGTTCCAACTCTCGTAGAGATGGTTTTGGTGGTAAAAGAGGACAATCTGCTGTCAAAGAGAGTGGAACTGGTCCAACTGCATCCTTAGTCAGTTCTGGCAATGCTGGCAACGGTGGTAATGTTGCTGTTGGTCAACAAATTAGTGGTGGAAATGGTAAAGTTGTCATGACTGCAACCGAGAACCAAACATACTATGGTGATGGTGGCGGCGGTGGTGCCTCTGGAGTATATTTTTCTTTTAGCATTACTGGTCCAACAGACTTAAATGCTGGCACTTTAGTCGTTGGTGCTGGTGGAACTAATGGTGGTGAAGATGGACGTGGTGGCGTTGGATATGCTGTTACTGATGAAATTCCTGGTGGTACTGGAACAACTGTGACTTCTGGTTTGTTTGATGTTGCTAGTGACAGTGTTGATTATGTTCAGTCTGGTACTGGATCGGGATCTTCTGGTGGATTTACTTCTGAAGATAATGAAAAGTATTTGCGCTTCCTTGGAAATGAGCAAGTTAGATTTGCCAGAACAATCACAATTAATGCATCTTCAACTAATAGTAAAGGAGCAGAAATTCTTAGCGCCAAGTTTAAAGTTATTCGCGGAAATGGTAGCAATGGTGGAGAACAACCAGGAGAACCACTAGAGCTATTTGCAAGTAATGATAATGCTGCTAGTTTCCAAAAGATTGGTACATTATCTTCTGCAACTGGACCTACAGACTGGACATTTGTTGATGTTGTGATTCCTACTGCATTTAGAGTTAATAATCTTATCTTAGAAGTTAGGCAAACAAGATCTAGCACTGGCAACTCAGCAGGAGATAATTTTGGTATTGATTATGTTTCATTCCAACATGAAGAAGTGGAGCAAACTATCACAACATACCCTTCTGGAAAATCTGATCTCGGCATTGAATTTGTTACAGAAGTAATTCCACCAACTGGAGATCCAATCAATGCCGCTGGTTTAGATGTTAACGAGGGTACATTTACACTATCTTCTGCTGTTAAATTAAATGTTACATCTTATTTGCAACCAGAGATTGACATTCCTCTTCTAACACGCTATCATCTAGTGAAGTATATGATTAGGGCTTATTAATGCTATTGGCAAATGACAGTGGTTTAATCATTGATCCTGATAGAATTCAGGGAAAATTTGAAGATTTTATTGGTGTTTATAAAAGATTTGTACATCATGAAATTTGTTCAAAAATTGTTGAGAACTTTGAGAAATATCTAGAGATTAATCCTGAGTATGGTCAATATGGTGTTAATCAGATGCCAGAGAAGAAACTAGCACGACATGATGTTAGTATAATGTATGATGATTTTGATATAGGTTTATCTACACATTTTTACAAATATTTGAATGCTGCATTTGAAAACTACAAACAAGAATATGATCATATTAGTAGAGTTAAATTAGGATCTCTTGGATTGAAGGTTCAGAAGACACCACCTGGCGGTGGATATCATACATGGCATTATGAAAACTCTAACTTTAAAGCAGCAAATAGAGAGTTGGCATGGATGGTGTATTTGAATGACATGCCAGATGGTGAAGCAGAGACAGAGTTTTTGTATCAAAAGAAACGATACAAACCACAGACAGGTACATTGCTGATTTGGCCAGCAGGAATGACACACGTTCATCGTGGGAACACTGTCTTCACCCA